AGTCTAGGCCTCAGCGATTCTTGAACCACATGCCGCGACGCGAATCGCTTGACGAACCTTGTGATCGTATCTTCTTCCTGGCTGGACGTGAACGACAGTATGAATCCATGATTTGTCATCACGTTGCCAATTGTTGCAGATACGATATCTGTTACGTCTACGAAAAGATCCTCGTTGCCAGTATCAAAAACTTGCTTGGACTCTAAGCTTCTAAGACCTAGTCCATCCTGCAGATTTCCAGACGAGAAGTAGTCGACTCCAGTATCCCCAACCGCACCAGACGAGTAAGCGCCTGATACGGCCCACGCAGTCCCGTTGGAAGAGCTGATGTAGCTAGCAGCTCCAAGATCAACGAATGATGCGACGTCCCTTCCATCTCCTTCATCAAAGTTTCTCGCAAGAGGAAACACTGACATTGTGAAATCTCTAGGAACGGGTAGGTTGCTCTGCACGTTCCTCAGACGTATTGAGGCTCGAAAGTTGCTTGAGTTGATGTCCAGGGACGAGCTGGCTAGTTCCGAAATACGAGAGATGTCGAATTTTATTAGTAACCTCGACAGCTCAGTGTGATTGCCAGTTGAGCCTGATAGCGTCTCATCGTACAGCTTGAACAGGTCGAGAGTGCCTGCTCGACCGACGTTTGCGTCCTCAACACGTGAGCCGTCGATAATCTTGTTGGTGATGTAGGTATCAGCTGATGCTGTGGCGATGATGTACATTACAGTGCCGTCCCCATGATGTCATATTGCGGATACCTGAGCTCGAATATGCTTCCTGGTGGTCCGTAAACAACACCACGTCGAGTGTACTGCTTCACGTTATGAGTAACGTTTGAGTATGTCCTGTCCTGTATTGCTCCGCTTAGGCTCTCGACTTTCACATCAACAAGCGTTAAAACTCCAGGCGTGTTTATGATCGAATTTTGAATATCTGAGATTAGAATTGGCTGGTCTATCTGAAAGTTGTTTATTGAGAGCAGCTCCTGCAATCTCGCGATCACAGCTTGCACAACGGTGGACTTGTTCGAGTTTGGATTCACGAACACGCTGAATTTAACCCTGAAATTGATTACTCTTGCATCTAAGATATCGATCGCATCGCTGATTAGCCTGTACTCATTCAGGTAAGTCTTAAGATTCTTCTTCAAAGCATCAGGGGACGTGGTAAGGAATCCGCTAGAATCCTTTGAGCAGATGAAGAGCTGGCTAGCCAGAGGGTTGTCAGGGCTTTGACGAGCGGCAGCTCTAAAGACTCTTCCAAGCTTGGTAGGCAGCGTGTAGACTCGAGATATCAGGTCTTCCCTGGTCACTATCCTATCCTGCTGCGTTCTCGCAGCGGGTATCTGGGCTCTCAACTCTTCTAGCGTCGGTGCTGCGTCCCCCCCTGAGGCAGGTTGATCGTTTCGCACATCGAAAGAAGCTCTGACGGATCGCGCGATAGTCGCAGAGCAAGCATCCGGAAATTCCATCCGGAGTCCGACAATACCGCGCAACGTTTTTGACGTGATGTTATGACTTGTTCCGCCACCGTAGCGATAGGTGACAGTTATCGTTGTATTAACAGGTGCCTCACCGAGTGTCTTGGTCTGCAACAGAGCGTTCGGATCTATTGAAAACCTGCTAAGAGTTGATGTGCCGTACAAGGGAAGAGCAAGAGTTTCTGGATCCGGGATCGAATCGTCCTGCGTTGTCAGGGATGTTCCACCCCCGAACTGCAAAGTTGATAGACGGGTTAGAGGATCCACGCTATGAACAAATCTACGAGGAGCGGGTATCACCTCGATTGATCTTGGGACTTCCTCAGAGTCAGATGACATGTTAGGGAAAGTCCTAAAGACCGTATCCTGGCTAAGAGTTTGAACCTCGTAATACTGATTGCTGGACTCATCAACAACGCTCATTATCTCGCTGATGTCAGTGTTTGTAAGCGACAACGTTAAGAATGGTTGCGGTGTCGGTCCGATGGTGAAAGTTTCTGAGGTGATTTTGCCTGAAATGCATGTGGTCTCACGTCTGACCACGAATGTTGTTGGATTTCCTGATGCATCCGTGCTTCCAACGACGTACTTCCCTCTTAGATTTCCCAGTCTATCGACTTCTGCAAAATCAACGTCTTCTACAACCGCAAAAGAAACGTTGCTGTTCGAGATTAGCTGGGTTCCTTGTAGCACTTTCGGTAGGGTATCGCTGTCAGGAACGTAGGAACCGTTTACCAACTTAGCTGGAACTTCAACAAACAGTGAAGCTTTCACAACGGCAGGTGATGCTCCTTTCGGTTTGATGCCAGACTCTCTTACCATCCTGGACAGATTAGCAGGTTCAACTGCTGTTGACCACGCAGTCTCCCTGAATTGATGGTCCAGATAGAATGACATGTTGTCTGCGGTGGATGCTGCCATGTCAAGCAGCAAGCCACCCAGGCTCGGTTCTGAGAAATCTTGGATTTTGTCCCCGAAATACGTGCGGGCGTACCTCAGCAGATCGTTTCGAAATGAGTCGAAATCTTTAGCGAGATACGTTCTGTTTCTCAGGTTCTTAAGTTGCTGATCGCCTGCCATCTATCATCCAGAAAAGTTGAATGTGATGCCTATCGACTGGTTCACCAGATTCGCGTTCGGCACCGAATAAGTAATCACCATCTTGATTCTCGCAGTTGCGCTGCGCTCAGAATCTTCCGGTGTGACTATAAAATTCTCAAGGTTCACGAACGGCATGTACTTCTTGACAGCGCGTCCGATCCTCTGCATCGCCTCTTCGTCCCCGTCCGAGGATCCGAGCTCGTGGATCAGAGGTCGTATGTTGGCTCCGAAGTCCGGGAAATTTAAACGTTCGTATTGATTTGTGAGAATGAGATTGACAAGATTATCTTTGATCTGATCTCCTAAATCTCTATGCATTTTAAAGATGCCGTCGGCGCCGGATCCTAGTTCGACAGGAGTTTTTATACCGATAGGGGGTGCAACGACAGCAGTATCTTGGTACGAATCGTAGGCGCTCTTCTTAGTGCCAACGCCGATGAAGCTGTACGATTTTGCTTGCGACATACGGGCTTAGCTCCTACGACTAAATAGCTAAGTTGGGAAAAATCGTACTAGCTTTGTCCTGATCCCGGGGTCGTCGTGACGCCACCCGCAACTGCTTGTCCGGCGTTGACAGTGACTGTGACTTTAAGTGATGTCGCGTATATTTCAATCGCATCGGCTATTTCACGCGCGAGTGTCTGGATAACTATGTCAGGGCTCACTTTGTCCTGGGCCCCCTTATTTTTCGCATTTGTAAACGCTTGCGCAATTTTCCTCTCAAGGTCCGTTTTTTTCTCTGATTTGATCGGCATTTACTCTCCGAAAACTGATTTTGAGTTTATATCAAGCTCTGAGCTATCAAAAGCTAATTTTCTACTCTGAATTGACGCTTTCAGAGCTTCAGCTGCTATATTGATCTGAGGAGACGGCGCTCCGTAACCAGGGGTCGTGTGTGTTTTAAGTGTATCACAGAATGTCATGATGTCCTGCATTACGGCGCTCAGAAACTTTTGTAGCGGGTAATACCTCACATAAGGCTGATTCGCACCTGTATTTGAGTAGTACGAGCATAGATGAACTTCTTTGGCAGCCGCCTGCAGAACTCCGTTCTTGTAGAACGTCAACGATGAGCCGTTCAGTATGTCTCCTCCGTCCGAGGTATCAGGCTCTTTCACAATCCTGATACACCCTGCGCTTCTCGCCACGAGGCGAAGGTTGTCAGCTTTTCCGACAAAAAATGATCCGGATTCGCTTAAGCTGGCTTCTTTGGTCGATGCGTCGGTCGAGTATTTGATCTGCAGCAGCTCATCCGGGCTACTATCTGAGAACCTATCAGAGTTTGCAGTTAAGTACAGTCGAGCTGCGTCGGTTGGAAAGTGAACGTCACCCTCCACGACGTCTTTCTCTCTTTTATCAATCTCTGATATTCCCAATTCATTCTTTATGACTTTGCCGCTTGTAGACGGAAATTTTCCACGACCTACTACGATATCAACAGCTCCGCTTCCCGGTCTGATTTGCTCACTGTTTGA